TGTATCGAGAGTTATTAAATAATCCACCGACACTGTCCCTGACGTCCCCTGCCAACAATCAGACATTAGCGGAAGGTAATGCATACAGCGTCGATGGTACAGCAAGCGACACAGATAACGGCAACGTGGTTACGGTCAAATATCGAATCAACGGCGGAACAGCTAGGGCTATCGCCTCCGGTGTCTCGGATGGCAGCAGCCCTATTTCTTTTGCCCGGACGCTGACTTATAGTAACAAACGGCTTTGGGACGGCAGCACGGACGTTGCCGGCGTCGATCTGGCTGAAGGCGTCGACCACACCCTCACCGTATGGGCCGAGGACGACCAGGGCGGCAAATCCCCGGAGATAACAAGGAAGTTCCGAGTGCACCACAACAAGGCGCCGGTGCTGACAGTGGATGCTTTCACACCTGTTCAGTCTGGACTCATCCCACCGGATTTGATCACGATCTCTGGTAATGTTTCAGAACCTGATGGCAACACCGTTACCGTCACCGGCCAGGTGAACGGCGGGCAACCAGAGGTTCTCTTGGATGGCGTATCTGATGGTCCTTGGTCTTTCTCCTTTCCGGTAAGCCAGCTGCAGGCTGGGAATAACACCGTCACGATCAAAGCCATTGATCAGTTTGGCTCGTATACGATAAAGAGCTTCGCAGTCAACAACGCAGTCACCAAAACGCCGTTGACCAAAGGAGTTGCCCGGTACAAAGTGATCCCGCCACTTGGCACAGCGAAGGAAATCCTCGCCTGGCTGCAGCGGGAGATCGGTGATTTGTCCGTGGACGGCGCTGCCTCGTTTGTGGACGCTGGCCAACCCGAGCAGTACACGGCAATGACCAAATCTTCGATCGATCTCGCGTATGGAATCGCCGAGGACGAGTTGATTGGAAGTGTAGTTGATCCAAAAGCGGATATTGTATTCAAGCAAACATTCACCCGGGCGAATCCCGAGGCGAGTGAATCTGCGGTGAAACTGGTGGGGGTGATTGAGTGAAGTACAAAAAACGGAATCCGGACGGTACTTTTGGCGAAGTGGTCGAGACGCCTCGGCATCTCGAAAGTTTGAGTCCCGAATTGCAGATGCTTTTCGAGGCGCTTGCTTATAAGGACATGGAAATAGCAGAGTTGACCGAACGGCTGACAGCACTGGAAGCTGAAGTACAGGCATTGAAAGGAGGTGGTGCATAATGGTAAAGCCGTACATGATTCCGGTTTACGCGGTACTGGTTAAATCCGGCGGGTGGGTGATCGAGCCCACCGGTGCCGCAGGTGAAAAGGTTGTGCCGGAACCGTACCGCGTCCCGGTCGCCGAATACCTGGCCGCTCAGGAAGCAGCGTAAACGCCTTTTCTCAACCGAGGAAGGGCGTTATTTCATGGGGAGTTGCGGCTCCCCTATTCGTCAAACAGGAGGCGGTAAGCCGTGGAAATGGATGTGCTCAAGTATTTTTTGACTCAAGGACCCTTTGCCTTGCTGTTTGTTTGGCTGCTTCTCTACACCATGAAGCGCAACGAAAGGCGAGAGAACCGCCTTCAAGACATTCTGGATAAGTTCAGCGAAAAATATGACGTGGTCATAAGCGAACTGCGCGAGATCAAAGGCGAAATCAAAGACAAGGTGGCGAAGTAGCATGCAAATCACCGACATGCTTCTGACGAACAAGAACGCGCGCCCCGGGACCAAGATCACCCCCCGGGGCCTTGTCATTCACTGGACAGCGAACGAAGGGAAAGGCGCTGACGCCGTTGCCAACCGGAACTACTTCAACAAGCCCACCACAGAGGCCAGCGCCCATTATATCGTCGACGACAAACAGGTCGTACGCTGCCTGCCCGAAAACGAAATGGGCTACCATGTCGGTGCCAAGCAGTACAAACCAGAGGCGGTCGCCAAATTGAGCAGCTACCCGAACAACTGCACGATTGGTATTGAAATGTGTGTCAATGCAGACGGCAACTTCCAGGAAACTTACCGGCGTACAGTAGAGTTGGCTGCGGATATTTTGAAACGGTACGGCTGGGGAACGGACAGGCTATGGCGCCACTTCGACATCACCGGCAAGAACTGCCCCGCCTATTTCGTTTCGGTCGATTATGCCCGGAAGTACACCGGCCTGGCAGCGGCGCAAGCCTGGGCGAAGTTCAAAGATGACGTGCAAAGGTTACTCACAGGAAATCCACAGCAAGCAAAGAAAACTGTGGATAAAGTTTCCATCGAGATTAACGGGAAGCGCCTCAGTGTCCAAGGCTACCTCCGTGACGGCGTATCCTGGCTGCCGGTCCGAGCCGTAGCCGAGGCAATCGGCGGCAAGGTGGAGTGGTGCGAAGACACACAGCAGGTCCGCGTGAATGGGAAAGACGTGACAAAGACAATCGAGAACGGCACGTCGTATGCTCCGGCCCGGGAATTGGCGGTCATCCTCGGGCTGTCAGTGGAGTGGGATCAAGCAACCAAAACCGTGAAGCTGTCGAAAGGATGTGTTTGCAAATGACGTTCGATCAAGTATTGGGGATCATTCAGGAGTGGGGCGCGCTGATCGCTCTACTCCTTTTTGTTGTCTTGGGCATGGCTGCCGATCTCTTCCCGAAGCTGGCTTCATTCATGCGCGAGGTTGAGAAACGATATCCTCAGACGCTTGAATACCTTAACAGACAAGAGCAATATGTGATCGACTGTTACGGCAGGTTACCGGCACGTATCCGAGCGGGCTTTGCGGTGATTGGCGGAAAGCAGGCATGGGCATGGCTTGTGAAGGCTGGATATGCGTACTTACGGAGAAAACAGAAGAACACATAAAAGACAAAATCCTTCCTGCGGAGTAATCCGGGGAGGGATTTTTTGCGTCTTATTGATGCGGAATGAACAGTGCGTCTTATTGATGCGGAATGAACAGTGCGTCTTTAAGTGCGTTTTTATGTGCGTCTACACGCACGCAAAGGCACATCCAAAGACGCATGTAAAGGCGCATACGGAATCCACTAGTATCAATGGCTTACGGCATCTAACAGGAAAACCAAAATGGTGGCATCTGAAACCGTGATTCAATATTGTGCCTGTTTGCAGGTTTCGTTTTCCGGTCAACGAGCCCTTACCATATCGACCAGTCTCCGATCGATTTGATGGTTGTGCAGCGGGTGTGACTTCATGGCATCGAGGACCTTGCTCGTGTCGATCGCCAGGTAATGCTCCAGCGTCTGCACGCGGGCGTGGCCGGAGATTTCTTTGAGAATGAACAGATCCACTCCTTGCTTATGCAGAAACGTCAGGCAACTGCGTCTGAGGGCGTGGAGGCTCAATCCGTCCTTGAAGATGCCCAGGCGCTTGGTGTAACCCTTGAAAAGCCAGTCAATCCCCTTTCTGCTGTACGCCTTGCCCTCCTGCGTCAAGAACAGCGTCTGATCGTCATGCCCATGCACAAAATACTTCCTGCCGCACTCGTACCGGCTGATTCCTGATCGACTTTTGCCCTTGCAAGCCTCCTCGTAAATAATCCCAGTCTGCAGGTAGAGCTGCAGAGCATTGGCCAACTGCGGAATCATGGGGATGATCCGGTCTTTCCCGCCCTTTCCATCACGGACGTGGATATAGTTCTCCTCGAAGTTGACATCGTAGGTTTTGAGATTGATCAGCTCGCTGACGCGCATGCCAGTATACAAGAACGTAGCGAATATTGCGTAGTCTCGGACCGCGTATCTGCCTGTCAGCATGATCCCGTCCAGCAGCGTCTTTGCTTGCTGCTCTCCCAGGGTGATCGGAATGGTCCTGGGCACCTTCATGCCCTGGATGTTCTTCGCTGGGTTCTTTACGATGCCGTAATCGTCATGGTCCACAAAGTATTCGTAAAATGACCGGATTACCGAGATTGCTCTGTTGACCGTGCGCGGGGCTAGCCCAGCATCGACCAGGCTGAATTTATACTCCCGGATGTCTTGCTGCCGGAGTTCCAAGAGGTCGCGGGTCTTGAAGTGAGCGGCAAACCGTTTCAGATCGGTTTCATAACCCAATAGGGTTTTGGGCCGCGCCCCTCGATCAGATCGCATGAAGAGCAAGAATTCACGGATGTAGAGGTCATTGGCGTTTGTTCTGACAACACTCAAAACGTTACTCATGATAGTTTCCTCCCCGGAATGTAGATTCCAGGACAGGGCCCGATGTGTTAATATGTATATGTCAGGCTCTGCCTGGTGAGTGAAAAAGCCGTATTCTCGTCTAGCCGGACAGGGAACGGCTTTTTCTATGCCTGTAACATTACTGTTATGTATATATAGTAACATTACAAGAGATCAATTTCAAGTAATCATTATTGAAATAGAAGGAAAGTAATGTTACAATAACATCAGCGAAGTAATGATATAGGAGGGGTATGATATGCTGACCACGGAGCAGGTACTCAAAAGGTTATCGGAGGAAGGGATCACCGAGAATATCCAGATGGTGCGTCGATGGATTCGGCAGGGGGATTTGCCTGCGAAGGCACCGGCTAAGCGAAAGGACGGGTATTTGGTGGCTGAGTCGGACCTCGCTGCCTTTATCGAGAAGAAACGCAAGAAGCCGAAACGCACAGCTACAGAGTACGAGGCAGAGATCCAGCAACTCAAAGAGGATCTGGAACGCATGATGGCAGAAAACGCCCAGCTGAGCGAAGAACTGGAACGGGCAGAGGAGAGGAACACGGTTCTGACTCGCGATCTGTTTGATGCCCTTGATAAGCTAGAGAGCAGGCAGAAAGAGGGAACTGTTAACTGGAAACGCAAGTACGACGAGGCTATTAAGCACGGCCGGGAAAAGACAAACAGGCTGATCGCGGCCGAGCAGGAGATCAACATACTGAAGATGAAGCTGGCTGATCCAGATAAATACGGTGTGCTGACAAAGCCGACATCGGTGCCAATGGAGCCAGCGTTTACAGAACGATTCCAGTTCCAAGCGAAAAAGTACGAGGCTCGGGTGTACACACACGCGGGTAAGTATGTCATTTACCTTTTCGAAGGATGGGGTCGTATCCAAAAGGAAGTACAGACTGATAAGGCCAGCCCCTTGTTTAAACGCTTCCTGGAAATTGTGCGTAGCAAGCATGGTGTGAGCGTAGAAATGGCGCTGGCCTCATGGCGGCAACTTGTACCGGCTGACGAGGTTTCCCGATGATCCGGAGCCTAAATTGCAAATACGGCATTTTTTAACATTGGCAGGAAAAATGTCCCATATGTAGAAATATGGAATTGTAACGAAAGGAGGGGTATTGTGGAAAGTGCTACAAGTATTTCAATTCCACAGACAAAAGAAGAATCGTATTTTGATGGAGGAACGTTCGACAGCATCATGCTTAAAATCGGAGCGGCATTGCTCACGATAGCAACGTTTGGGCTCTGCTATCCAATCGCTGTTGTGATGCTAATCAAATGGGACACACAGCATACGGTCATCGAGGGCCGACGGTTGCAATTTACTGGTACTGCAGCCGGCCTTTTTGGTATGTGGATTAAGATTTGGTTGCTAGGCATCATTACGATCGGGATTTATTATCTTTTTGCGTCTAAAGCAATCAAAAAGTGGAAAGTGAAACATACGAAATTTGCATGAAAGTAAACCCGTCTCCGTAATAAGCAGAGACGGGTTTTGCTATTAGTACCGGTCCAAGTAATCCGAAGTGTAGATGAATTGCCGTCCGCCCCCGATCATGTACCGCTTCAACCGCTCCCGGAACGCCTGGTCCGCAAGCGCCAACTCCACCACGAAAGCCTGGGCGCTTCCAAGCGATCGATTCCGCTTCGCCCGGCCAGCGAATACCGGATTCCGGAAGTCCAGATTATCCGCGATCTGTATCAGGTTCCCGTACATTACGCGCGAGTGGGTCGACGTCACTCGCGGCAACTCCTCGTAAACTTCTCCGATATCCATACGCCTCTCCCCTTCCGTAAATTGATCGGAACCGTCCGAAAATTCCCTTGATACTAAAACATCATTCAGCACTTTGCACACTGGTAGACCCCGGCGCTACTGGCGGAGGAGGGGTAGCGCAGCACAACGTCACGCTACCGGTAAATGACGTCTCCGCGCTTGATCTTACCGCTGAGTGCCGCTTTGACGAGTTGCTGATCCGGAAAGCTGACTCTCTCACCCGTCGTGACATCCTCTGTATGCACACGACCTTTGCTTACGGACACGACGCGGTAGGCTTCGCCGCCGATCGGTGTGTACCACGTCGGCGTCAATGAGAGCAGGGTACCAACGGCCAGGACGGCCGCGATCGTCCAGGAGGCTTTGCGGACGATCCGGTCAGTTTCGCGGTCAAACTCCTCGTCATCGGCATCATCGTACATATCCGCATCCAAAACAACCGGGGCCAAACGCCGTTCCTCTCTGTAGTATCTACGCTTGCGAGCTGCCATCGTTGGCCACCACCTTTCGGACAGGCACCGGGACGCCTACACCCTTCTTTACTTGCTGGTTGCTGGCTTGAACCAGCGGGCGCAGCTGCTGTTTCACCCACCCACTGAAGTTCAGTGTCTTCACAAGCTCCCACATTTCGCGTTCGACCGGATCGCTCACGTTGAAGCATACCGGTTTCCGTTCTGTAGCCATACGAATCCCTCCCGTTGTGTTATGCAACGCAGCATTGAGTGGCGCTGTGATACAAATTGATGTCGAACCGGTTGTCCAATATTACGCATTTTTTAAACACGGCTCGTATACTTTTCTGAATGTTTGTCCAAGATATGGGTGAGGTGATAGCTCATGTTTGGGCTTGGAAAAAAGCGATCCCGTCTGGGGAAATGGTTGGATAGTAACGATCTGACACAGGGGTGGCTCAGCTCAGAAGCAAAATTGAACAAGGCAACGATCAGTCGATTGTGTGCGAGTGATGACAACACACCGAATTTGAAGACGATGCAAAAGATACTGAAGGCTCTGCGGAAAGTGGATCCCAATGTAAAGCAGGATGACTTCTGGACGATGTAGGATTGGGGACGGATATGAACGGATACGAACAAGAAAAACCCTTGAAATTCAAGGGTTTTTTAGATTGACTCGGATTCAAAAAGATAGGGTAAACTCCCGCGTACCGAGCCTGGGAGGTCGCAAAGCTGAAAAATCTATCGTTGCTTGCTCATATGACGAATGATACTCAATGCCAACATGAATTGTGCGCTCGTTTAGAAAAGCTGACGGGATGAAAATAGGCCATTTTCATGGGACTTGTGTTTGTTTTCTAGTTTTTGACGTATCGGGCTACAGTTGTAAATGACAGGTTTTTTACAGGTGTAGCCCCGCCTCCACCATACATAAAATAAGGCACCCTTTAAGGGTGTCAGGCTGTCGAGAAACCCCACAATATGTTGGAGTTTCTTCTTTCATAACAATAAAATTGAGCACGAAG